GAACTGGTTTGCTTCATGGCTATAGCTTCAATTCTTGGAGTGATATGGTGACTTACGATGAAGCATTTATCGAAGAGTGGCTGAAAAGTCCACAGACTTCGCTCTATTATTCTCTACAAGTAATGGGCGACACTCAAGATAAATCTGATGCATACGCTGCATTAGATCAGTCCGAAGTTGATGATTACTTGGCAGAAATAATGAGCAACAGACCTGATGAAATTGCTTGTGACTGTCAACAATGAACCCCTACGAAAAATTACTAAACCGAAAACGAAAATGGACTCCGGTCCAGACCACTAAAGGAAAACTTAAATATGGCGCAGAAGAAACGGTGTACCGTGCTCTCGCTGTACGCAACATGGAATGTCCAGTTGGCTCGTTTGTATCTGATTCACTCTCTGAGATTCCTCAGAAAAGTAGAAAGCTTTTGGAATCAAACATAAAAGACGAAGACAACCATGATCTAGCACTTGGATATATCGCTAACGCTCTAGGCGTAGATGATAAAGCTGAAGCCGAGGCATTACGCCTAAGAGATGTTTGGATAGCACATCCGGATCACACAATATTAAAAGCATTGGTAATAGAAAGAGCAATCTTTTTTGTAATACTGCCTTTCTTCCGTTTTAATGGTGATGCTGGATTAAGAACTGTCAGTGCAGATATATCACGTGACGAGCAAATACACGTAGCAACAAATAGTTTGGTATGTGCAGAGCTTGGTCTTACACCAAGTCCTTCTTTAGACAAACTTAGGAAGGCAACAATTAACTGGATAATGCAACCGTTAAATCAAATACATGACGATCAATATTTGAGCAAAAAATTTTGGCTCGATGCTAGTGATCGACTTATGTATGAAGGTAAAGCTCCAGAATTTCAAGCCACTAAAGCTGCACGTATGCCAGCTTTTTTCGAACATGCAAACACAAATCTCCCTCAATACTCTTAAGCTTCACAACGAAAGATTGGATCAGCTTATTACAAGACTTGAGGAAAACTTTAGTTGGAAACCTATCCATCCTAAAGAAGACATAAATACAATTATGTATCGTGCTGGTCAAGCCAGTGTGATCGACTATATAAAATCCATTATGGAGGAAGAAATTTAATGTGTATATTTGGAAGACCAAAAGCACCTACACCACCACCACCATTACCACCGGCTCCGCCACCACCAGCTCCACCAAAAGCACCAGCTCCAATACCGGAACCAGAACCAGCAACAACTGAAGTTAATCCAAAGGTAAGAAGAGCTAAGGAAAGAAAAACTAGAAACCAATATGCAAAAGGTTCTAGTCAGTTAAGAATACCTAGAACAAAAGGTTTAAATAATCCAACAGGTGGTCCAGCAGGAGGACTTAATACATAATGATTGCGCGTGAAAGATACAATCAACTGTCAAGCAGTCGTCAACAGTTCCTAGACAAAGCAGTTGAATGTTCAGAACTCACGTTACCTTATTTAATACACGAAGACACATCGTCTAAACCAAACCACAAATCTCTTAATGTCCCTTGGCAAAGTGTTGGAGCTAAATGTGTGGTGACACTTGCAGCTAAATTAATGCTTGCAATACTGCCACCACAAACAACGTTCTTTAAACTACAAGTAAGAGAAGATAAGTTAGGAGAAGATTTTAGTCCAGAAATACGAAGTGAATTAGATCTTTCTTTTTCTAAAATGGAAAGAATGATTATGGAGTATATAGCTGCCTCTAACGATAGGGTAGCTATACACCAAGCACTTAAACATTTAATTGTTGGTGGAAATGCTCTTATATATATGAGTAAAGATGGATTAAAGACTTATCCATTATCTAGATATGTTGTAAACCGAGATGGTAATGGTAACGTTTTAGAGATAGTTACAAAGGAACTTATTAGTCGAAAGGTTTTGGATATTGAGCTACCAGAACCACAACCAAATAGTGTTGTTGACGAAACAGGCTCAGATAAAGATGACGTTGAAGTTTATACTTGCGTCAAACTAGATAAACCTAGTGGAAGATGGATATGGTATCAAGAAGCTTTTGATAAAATCATACCTAACTCACGAAGTACTGCACCTAAAACAGCCAGTCCTTGGTTGCCATTAAGGTTCAATACGGTAGATGGGGAAGATTATGGTAGAGGCAGAGTAGAAGAATTTTTAGGAGACCTTAAATCACTTGATGGTTTAAGTCAAAGTCTTATAGAAGGAGCTGCTGCTGCTAGTAAAGTTGTCTTTTTAGTATCACCTTCATCAACTACTAAACCCGCTACCATAGCTAAGGCTGGTAACGGAGCAATCGTGCAGGGTAGACCTGAAGATGTTGCTGTAATTCAAGTAGGAAAGACAGCAGATTTTTCTACTGCTGCAAATATGTCTCAAGGTATTGAGAAAAGATTACTTGAAGCATTTTTAGTTATGAATATAAGAAATGCTGAAAGGGTTACAGCTGAAGAGGTACGCCTCACACAGTTAGAACTAGAACAACAACTAGGTGGAATATTTTCATTGCTTACAGTTGAGTTTCTTATACCTTATTTAAATAGAACTCTATTGGTATTACAACGTAGTAGTGAGATACCTAAGTTACCTAAAGATATTGTCAGACCAACTATTGTAGCTGGTGTAAATGCTTTAGGAAGAGGACAAGATAGAGAAAGCTTAACAGCATTTATAGGAACAATTGCACAGACACTTGGACCTGAAGCTTTAATGCAATTCATAAATCCATCAGAAGCAATCAAACGTTTAGCAGCTGCACAAGGTATTGATATTTTAAATCTTGTTAAGACTGAAGAACAGATACAAGAAGAAATGCAGATGGCACAGCAAGCACAAGCACAGCAAGCTTTAGTAGAGCAAGCTGGACAAATGGCTGGCACTCCACTAATGGATCCATCTAAAAATCCACAGCTGATGGAACAAGCTGAAGAAGAACCACCCACAGAATAATTATGGCAAACACATTAACAGTAAATACTGAAGAAGCTACTGAAGAACTTAGTAGTGAAGAGCAAGAATCTCTGAAAATTGGTGAAGAGTTAGCTGAAGCTGAACAGAAAAAATTAGCTGGTAAATATGAAACAGCTGAGGAATTAGAAAAAGCTTACATTGAACTTCAAAAAAAATTAGGTGAACCTGAAGAGAAATCTGAGGAACCACAAGCTGAACAGGAAGAAGTAGAAGAAACTGAATCAGAAGAACCTGCTGAAAAAAGTCCTGCTTATGCTTTGATTGAAGAAGCTAGTGCAGAGTACTACAACAATGACAATTCTTTATCTTCTGAAACGATTGAAAAGTTTAAAGATATGAGTAGCCAAGATTTGGTTAATGCATATTTAGAGATTCAAAAAAATAATCCACAACAAATTGAGTCGGAAGCTGATGTATCCGAGGTACAAATTAATAACATCAAAAACTCTGTTGGTGGAGAAAATCAATACCAGCAGTTAATTGATTGGGCTTCTAATAACCTATCTGAAAATGAAATCAATGCATTTGATAGTGTAGTGAATACTGGTAACGCACCTGCAATACAACTTGGTGTTGATGCTTTAAAAGCAAAGTATGACAATGCCAATGGTTATGAAGGCAGAATGCTTACAGGTAAAGCAGCACAAACTAGTGATGTCTTTAGAAGTCAAGCACAATTAGTTAGAGCTATGAGTGACCCTCGCTACGATAATGATCCAGCTTATAGAGCTGATGTTGTGGCAAAACTAGAACGTTCCGATATTGATTTTTAAATGGCTAACAAAAACAAAGATGTCGCTAAAAGTTTTGCGGAAGTATTTAAAAACTTCACAAAAATAACTAGCACTGCTAAAAAGAAAAACCAAATAATCAAAGAAATCAGAGGTAAATAACTATGCCAAAAGGTAAAGGAACCTACGGAACCAAAAAAGGTAGACCACCCAAAAAATGAAAACTAAAGATTTAGATACGTTACTTGAAAACGAGTATGCGTACGAACCACCAATACAACTATTACCAAAACAAAAAATCATGACACCCGAAGCAGAAAGATTTAACGGTTGGGCAGCAATGCTCGGTATCGTTGCAGCTCTAGGAGCATACGCAACAACAGGACAAATAATTCCAGGAGTTTTTTAAATGGCTGCAATCTCCCTAACAAGAGAAAGCACATCCAACTGGCAGAAGTTTTGCGAGTGGGTTACTAGCACAGAGAACCGCCTATATGTAGGTCTC